GACATCTTCCATATCGGAATAGTCTCACAGCCGCAACAAGTGGCGCTAATGCCGCTAATACAGGTAAGCTTTGGCTACCTATCTGGGCGGGAGAAATCATCCACGCCTATGATGAATATAATATGTTTGAACCCCTCGTCAACTCACGTACTATCGCAAGTGGTACGACAATCGAGTTCCCGATCACGGGTACTGTTGACCTGAATCCCTCATGGGATGCTGGTGAAGAGTTGGTTGGTGGTGCAGACTCAACCGCAACTACGTTCCAAGTCCGTCTCGATAAGCGACCAATGGCCGCTCACTTCGAGATTGATAACGTGGACCTTATGTTGACTCAGTGGGAATTCCGTAGTGAGCTTGCTCGTCAAGCTGCTATGACTTTATCCAACACGAGAGATAAGCAGCTCTATTCTTATCTCTGTCGTGCTGCGGTTACAAGTCAGACTACGTTAGATGCTGCCAATGTACGAGGTAGCATGAATCTCGATACCGCTTTGTATGGCGAAACTGCGACAAGTACTCGTAAGCTTCGTGAGTGGGGCGCTACGGGTGCAGCTGCTGATGATCGTTCAACGGGTGCTTTGTCAGCTCTTGAAGCTGTTGAGAAGTACATTGTATTCTTACAAGAGAATAACATACCCTATGATCAGCTGTATATGGCTATTAGCCCGCAGTGCTTCATGGATATCCGTTCTCTTGGCGTGGCTCGTGTGGCTGCGGATATGGATACGGGAGGCCGTCAGGCTTACTTTGGTGGTAATACCAATGGTGGCAATGCCACTGGTCTTGGTGACCATTATACCAACGGTTATCGTCAGATCCATGACTCACTTGAGTACATGGGTTGTACGATTGTTAAGACGAACCATGGTTCGGATCAGCTTCGTAATACCGATGGTGGTAATACGCTTGGTGAAGACAAGTATAATCTTGACTTCGCTGCTGACCTTGCAGGTTCAGATACGACTGGGCTTATTAACGGCGTTCGTGCTGTTATGTGGACCCCAGAAGCTATCGCTGGTATTCGTTTGCAAGGCTTGAAGGTTGATACGATTGATGATGTCCGTCGTAATACAACTTTCTCGGTCGCTTCGATGATGAGTGGCACGGGCGTTCTGCGTCCCGAGTGTGCTGCAATTATTCATACTCGAAATGGCACTTCAGGCAGTGACTACGACACACGCGCCGAAATGAATACCCAGATGAAGGTTGATGCTGACGGTTACGTCGATTCTACTGGAACTGGTGTCTGATTGTAACTAGCGTAGTTTAACTGCGTTGTATGAATCCCTCTCCTAGGCCTTCGCGGGTCTAGGAGAGGCTTTACTTTAAACATAGGAGGTTACTATGGGCGTTATATCAAAGCTCGATGCAATTAATCACATGCTTCTGATGGCGGGAGAATCCATGGTAACTGATCTTGAGAACTTAGGTGGTGTGGACACGGGGGTCTGCGAGGGTGTGCTAGAACGCACCCTTGTAGACTTCCAGTCAAGGGGTCTAGCTAATAATAAATATCATAAGAAGTTTAATCTTGATGCTATTGGAGAGATTAGTCTAGGCAGTGACATCATATCCGCCGAGCTTGTATCTGATCATACCAACAGTGATGGCTTTAGGATCATTGGTGTGGGTCGTGTGGTTAATGAGGGAGATACAACGTCTAAACTCTTTAACGTAACAGACCAAACCTATCCTAACTGGGCTGCTAATACTGAATACTGGGTAGAACTTGTTATTAAAGTTCCATGGCAAGCAATGGATACTCCTGTCCAACGAGCTATCATGGCTACTGCTGCTAGGCAGTACCAAATTATAATGCAGGGTGATGTTGAGGCTGATAAGTACTTGAATGAACTTGAAATTATATACTCCACCCGAGGTAAGGGTGCTGATATGGATGATAAGCGGAGGACCATCTTTGGTTCTGGTACACAAAAGCTTCGTGACATACACCAGCGTAGCAGTACTACCGATGCTTCAAGGTTTAGATACTGGAGGACTTCGAATGGCTAAGACTACTAGTAGACAAGCTACTAGGGCTTCTAGAGCCCAGTCATACTTCCCAGTAAAGATACCCATTTACTCCCTAAGTGGAGGAGTTGGTAGACAGATCCCTAGTAAGAGACTTCCTACTGAGGTAGATGAGCTTATTAACTTCCAATGCACAACGGAAGCTTCTCTCACAAAGAGGAATGGTACTGAGGTTGTGGGAAATCTTATAGAAAATATTGAGCCTGTTTCAGCTGGTTTTCATGAAGTAGAATTGACTCAATTTTTCGAGCCCGATACATCCAGTTTATTCTTTTATTGGCAAACTATAGATAATGAGACTAGCCGTCTTTATCTGATCCTCGGAGAAGATGCATATAGGGACGGGTATACTATCGATCCAGTTCCTGAGGATTATGTAAAGGTTTTTGAGATTAAACTTTCCGAGAATAGCATTGCTTCAGTTGGTCATGATAGTTTGGACTGGGATTCTATTAATTACTTACACCATAGCAGTATCAGCTCTTCAAAACCTTTAAGAGAAAGATTGAAAGCTGTAACAATAGGTTCTGCGGTTCTTATTTTGAACACCGATGTTCATGCTGGGTTTACTAGTAGATTGGATGGGACTGATGGGGATATTATGGATGTGCACCCCGACGGCTCAAGTACTAAGATCTGGCATAAATATGGAAACATGAAAGATTATAATGGAGATGCTCTTCAGCGAGGTCCTGATGTTGGAGACGACAGAATATATGATGTAGCAGGAAATGATTTTGCGTGTCAGTACAAAACTAGTGTAGCTGTTGATCATAAACATAATGCAGAGGTTTGGGTAGAGAGCCAAGACTATACATATTCACAGCAGGTTATTGCGACCCAAGATCCTGTACATAATCCAGATGAAGACTCTAATGACTATCCTTTTGGAGAATTTAGGGGAAAAATATGGGACGAGGGAAGATCCCAAAGAGGGGGCCAGCTTCGGTTTGACTTTACTGGTCCTGTTACACTTAGGGCGTTTACAGCGAGCGGGGATTCGGGTGAGCAGCTTTATGCAGCAGATAATATAGAAGCATTTAACCAAATAACTCTGATTGGTATTGATGTAAACGGGAATTCTGTTACAAGAACCTATATTTTTAATAAAACTGTGGATGAATCAACAAGTTCTATAGAAACAGTCGATGCTACTGTTGCAGATCATACTATTGAGTTTGCTGGGACTCCTGACTTATCTGGTATTTCTGAAGGCGAGGATTACTTAGAGATTAAGGATGCTGGTGATCAGGTGTTTTATAGCCTGATTACTTCTGTAGATGTTGGTAACTACAGTGTTGATGTAGAAGCTATTGTTGTCGAGGATGCATACAATGGTATGGATGCATATAGTGTATCAATACTAAGTAGTGCGAATGGGGGTACGTTAAGTGATCCTGATGGAGGTGACCTTGAAGATCCACCAGACCCAGAACTTAAGGATGTGTGGGACGTTAGGGGTAAATGTATTAGTGTTAATAGAGAATCTAAAATATATGGACCAGACGGGGACGCAGCAGCTACTACTGAAGAAATAGCCAGTGGTGCTGCGGATGCTACTGCTATAGCGGCTGCTATTAATACATCAGGGGGGCATGGAGAATCTGATGTTGACGCGGATGATATGTCCTTAATAGCTTATGCTAATCAGATTTCTGTGGAGGATACTACTGAATACCCCGGTCGTGTAATTATTCAACAGCGTTGGGGAATACATGGCGAACAAACAAATACTTCTGTGTGGGCAAATGATGGGACTGTAGAAGAGGCGGGGGAGCCTGTAGCCTACAACCTCAATTTACATACCAAGTCTTCTATAGCAAATACCTTCAGTGGTGGCCAAGACCCTAGTATACATGATATCTTTGTTCCTACGTGGGACGGGACTACTGGTACTAATGATTATTGGGCAGGCGCAGTGGAAGATGGTGGAGTCGGGGGAAACAATGTTCTTAGAAATCAAATAGAACGTAGACACGGAATTTGGCAAGTTAAAACTTACCTTCCAGCAGAAGAACTACCGGGTCCAACAAATGAATTATTGGCAGATGACGAGGAATCTAGAGGCTCTACTGTCTCTCCACATTTGGATCTAAAGAGGTGGGAAAGAGTAGAAAGCGAAGACTCGGATCTTACAGACTTAAATGTTCACACCTCCAGCTTTATCCCAGTAGAAGACTATGTTTACCCTGTAAGCGCATCGGCATATCTTGGACAATCTGTAACCAAGTTTTCCGATCTTCGATTCCCTCCTGATGAATCAGACCTCAAAGCTCATAACGGTGTTGGTGGGAATCCGTGGGCAGGCTATATTGCGGATCCCGAATCTTGGGAAGCAAATGAAAATGCTCTAACGGTCTTATATCCTGACGATGATCAAGAATACGAAGGGTATCCCAATGCTTATAAGGGCCGTGGTAAGATATATCACCTCTCACAAGCCTACCTCAATAATACACCGGGTTGGTATCGTGTTATTAACAAGGATGCTGCACCTTATTTAAAGAAGGTTCGAACACCGGGTAAGAGAACAGTATTAGATAAAAGGCGAATGCCTCAGTTACTGTATGTGGATAATGATAACAAATATAATATTAGGCCGGTAGAGTGGGACCCAAGAGAAAGCGGTGACGAGGATTCAAATCGTGGACCGGGTATCTTCTTTGATCCATCTACTGAAAAACCAAAAGAATCCAAGATTAACTCAATGGCTTTCTATAGAGACCGCTTGTTCTTGGCTAATGATGATACTATTATAGCCAGTAGAGCAGGAAACTGGGATAACTTCTTTTTAGCAGACCCTGATAATATTACTGATACAGATCCACTTGACCTTATGGTGTCTTCTAATAACTATACTCCTATTACACAGCTTGTACCCTTTAGAGATACATTGTTTGTAGGAACAAGTGGCAATACTCAGTATGAACTTAGGGGTTCTAATAATATTATCTCACCAGCTACTGCTGAGTTTGCTTCTACGGCTTTCTATCCTATGCTACCTGAGGTTGCCCCAGTATTATTAAACAACAGTCTATTCTTCTTCAGTAAAGAGAAGCTTTATGTTTACTTGGGCGGACGAAAAGTAGCAGCAGAACAGGCCTTTGAGCTATCAAAGCATGTACCTCAATATTTACCAAAAGAAATTAGAGATACGACAACTTCTAGCCATGCCTCCAGTATCTTTGCAATAGATAGTGAGATTGATGATACAATTTATGTTTATAGAAACCAGATTGCAGGTGAAAAAGTTATTCAGAATGCTTTTTATAAATTTAGGGTGGGACAGCCTTCAGAGATACAGCCTTATTTTGAAGCTGATGAAGGCTTAGGAACATCCGGTGTAGATCAAAATAATCTGTATATACAAAGCTGGGATAAATATCTTTATATAATTAAACTCTGCTCTCTTGTACTAGATGATCCTGTAGAACATTCTCTTTCCATAAGTAGACTACCTTTAGATGAAGAACCTATAAACAAACCAAGACTAGATGAGCTAAGGGAATTCGAACTTGTATCCGGCACTGCTCCAGAATATAAAGCACTTATTAATAGAACTGAGTTTAAACATTCGTGGAGTCCTACTAAGGCAGATACTATTGTAACATCAGAAGGTACATATGGGTCTGAACCAATACATACTCTAACAGAAGACGAGGGTGGAGATATAATACGGCTTAGATATGATGGATCAGGTTTTCACAATCCGGGGTCCGACAATGTTCGATATGATTTGTATTCTGTAGCAGGAGATCAGGTTTCTTCTGGATACTATGAACTTTTTAAATACATAGGCAATACTTTCATCAGTACTTCAACTCTTTCTCCTATCTATGTACGAGATGAGATGAACAACCTAGTTCCGGGAACTTTGAATTTACGTTATGGGACAATCCAGACATACAACTCTCGGGCCTTCGATGTTGAGGTCTCGGTAAATAATAGAAATAAGGTTACCCATAACTTTGAACACGAGATATCAGATGATCGTTGGGTTGATGATTATATTGGAAAGAATACTCTTTCTGGAGATATATCTGAACACCAAGTTAGGTTCCCCATCTTAGGGTTTACTGAAGACGTTAAGATTACTATTATCAGTTCTAATCCA